TAAAATAATAAAACAATATGACAACTAATATTCTTGCACCATTTGTTAAATTAGACGAATCTTTCCAATTTTATGTAAGTGGAAGACTTTTCGAAATGAATGACACTGAAATTAAAGAAGTTGAAGGAACCCAAAATTCAACCTTAATTAATGCAATTAATGCATTTGAATCTTTTCAATTTACTGAAGATTCTGTTAGATGGTTCCATGGACCAAGCAAATTTATTTACAATTTAGCTGAAGGTATTTTTCAACATAACAATTCAGAAATTATTGGAAGCACATTTTCAAACCATATTATGGCAGCCGGACATATCAGATACGCTGAAAAACCGATTGCTGAATTATTTGAATCACTTCCTACACTTTTAGAAAATTTTGTAACTCTTGATTTTGCTGCAACATTTGAAGGAAATAACACAACTGTAAATCTTTTTGTACTAAACGAAGATATTTACATTGCACGTAATAACCATTCAAATAAAATTACTAAATTCTTTAAAGCAAACAGTGCTAATGAAGCTGCTGAATATGTTACTAAAGAAACTGGAGAATCTGCTCTTTTATTCTTAAAAGAAATGGTTGAAGGAGAATCTGCTGACTTAGCAATTAAAGAGGAAAAACTAGCAACATACGAAGCTATGATTTCTTTCTTAAAAGACCAAAAAGGAATACTATCAAACGCTGATAGAAATGATGAAGCTATTAAAGAGGCTGAGTCTTTAATCAATGGAGAAATCCGTTCATGGGAAGACAAGATTACTGCCCTAAATGCATAATCTATATAGTTTTTAAATTAATATTAAAGGGGTTGCCAAGCAGCCCCTTTGGTGTCTAGACTGGAATTGAAACAGTACCAACATTTTGTTATATAAAGTTAAACTAAATAAATTAAAATGGCTAAAACTAAAAACTATCTAAATAATAAGGACTTGCACGATGCAATGAGTGAATCTAAGAATTTGGATAAATTAACTCCAACTGCAGAAAAAATGTTAATTCTATTAGCAGAACGTGCAATCAATAGAATGTCGTACGTTAATAAAGATGATAGAGATGACTGTCTTCAGTTTGCAATGTTAGACCTCTTAAAATACTGGAGAGGATTTAACCCAGTCTATCCAAATGCCTTTGCATACTTTACAGAAATTGCTAAAAGAGGATATGCCAAAGGTTGGAATAAAATTCACCCACAAAAATACAAAGGTACTATTTCTATGAGTAGAACATCGGGCGATGATGATAGTGGCGGAATTTATTCTATTTAATGTCAATTAAGAATTTAAAACCAACTAAAAAGTCCGGATTTAACCAAGGATATTTTAATCCCAAGAACCCTGAAAAATATGTAGGTCCATTGCCTATTATTTACAGAAGCTCTTGGGAATATAAGTTTATGATTTGGTGTGATATTAATGACAAAGTCCTTTGCTGGTCAAGCGAACCTGTTGAGATTAAATATTGGTCGCGTCAGGGAAACAAACAAAGAACATATCACCCAGACTTTTACTTTAAAATACTAAAGCAAGATGGCTCCAGCGAAGAGTTTCTTGCTGAAATCAAACCAAAAAATCAAATACAAAAGCCAAAACCTCCGGCAAATCCAACTAAAAAAAGTCTTGCATCCTATAAATTTCTTACGGAACAATATATAAAAAATATGGATAAATATAATGCTGCTAAAGAATATGCGGCTAGTCGTTATTGGCGATTTATTGTCCTAACTGAAGATACTATTAAAAATGGGTTACATTAAACAAAGAATAGATGAATTAAGCAAGGAATTTGGAGGTAAAGTAAAGGCTTCTATGGCATGCATGGATTGGTATGAAGCTGGAATTAAATCTAAAACCCAAAATGAGGCTAAAATAACCCGGACACGTTTTCAACCTGGAAAGATTTATGTTTTTAAATACGATCCAAAATACAAGAAAGAACTTCCATGGTTTGATGCAAATCCAGTAGTATTGGCAATTGAACAAGTTAATAATAATGACTTAGGAATTAATTTAAACCTACTGCCGGTTCTTTACAAAGAAAAATTGCTAGATGAATTATTTACCCGTATGAATATTAAGGTAGATAAACAAGAAACAGACATAATTTCAGAAATTTTAGGAATTGAAACTCCTAGTAAGAATAATGCACTTAAAGAAAAACCTCTCCGGATAACTTATGAAGGAATCAAAGCATACCTTAAAAAGGATGGATATGAGTTTGCCTTAAGGCAATATATACCTTCAAGAAAGAGGGACCAAGCAGTTGTTAGTTATTCAAAATGGCCAGAAATAGCACTATGTGATTTTATGGACTTTAACAAAACAAATGTAATGAAGGTCAGATTAATGTTTAATGACTATTTAAAAAAGAATATATAACTTAAATTAATATAATAATATAATGGCAGGATTTGTACAAAGAAATGGTCCATTGACTAAGCGACCTTTTAACCTAAGTAGTACTCTTAAGAAGTTATCTTCTTTTGGTATGTACTATGACGATTTGGTGCTTAGACAATCTCAAGCAATCGGACCGGTAGAAGATGCAATTGGTTATGGCCAAATGAACCCAACAGGTCTTGATAGTGATGACATGTATGGCGCATTTGCAGCCCTTTCGATGGCTGATACTACAATGCGTAAAAATATTCCATTTTTTGACCAAGCATACCGTGGTAAAAGAGATGAACTTAGAGCATTTGCACAACATGATGAAATTGAAGACATCTTAGATATACTTTGCGATGAGTCAATTGTGTATGATAGCAAAAACTTCATGGCCAATCCAGAGATTATCGGTATGGAAGTTTCTGAAGATGTGCAGAAATATCTTAATAAAGCATATAGAGACCTCTATCAATATTTTGGATTCAATCTAGACCAATCAGCATGGTATTTTTTTAGAAAATGGTTAATTGATGGTTATCTATCATTTGAGATTATTTATAATCCTGAAATGTCAGATGTTATTGGATTTAAAGAAATTGATCCAATCACATTGGTTCCAGGATATAACCATGAAGATGGTAAAAAAGTTTGGATTCAGTTTAAAGACGATCCAGTTAAACAGAGAAAATTGTATGATTCACAGATTGTGTACATATCATACTCTTCGATTACTACAGCATCAAGGGTTTCTTACCTTGAGCGACTTGTAAGAGCATTCAACTTAATGAGAATTATGGAGCATACCAGAGTTATTTGGGCTGTTACAAATTCATCTTATAGAATGAAATTTATTATACCAGTTGGTGGTAAATCTAAAACAAGAGCAAAGCAATCCCTTGCTCAGTTAATGAATAACTATAAAGAAGTTGTAGATTTTGATTGGGATAGTGCATCTCTTACAACTAACGGTAAACCAATGTTACAATTTAACAAAGAATATTGGTTACCTAGCAAGGATGGAGAACAACCTGAGATTGAAACCTTGGGTGGAGAAGGTCCAGAATTAAGCGACACTGAATCATTAAAATACTTCTCAGATAAACTTAAAGCAGTTTCAAAAATTCCTTACAATAGATTCATGTATGAAGATGGAGGTGGAGATTTCAATCTAGCTGCTGATGGTATGATTAGAGATGAGATTAAATTCAGTAAATTTATTAATCGTTTACGTAGTTCATTCCAAGAGATATTGATTAAACCCCTTTGGATTCAAATGTGTCTTAAATTTCCAGAATTTAAAGAGGATGCAGGATTTAGAACTCAAATTGCACTAAGATTTAATGAGGATAATATGTTCTCTGAATTAAAGACAATGGAAATCATGCAAAAGCGACTTGATTTTATTAGTACGATGAAAGATTCACTGGTTAAAACAGATCCAATGACAATGGAAGAAACTCCATATTTTGATATGGACTTCTTAGTTGATAGATACCTTAAACTCTCTCCAGATGATAAAGCAGCTAATGATGCATATAAAGCCAGAACTGCTGCAAAGAAAGCTGCCGAACCAGAAGAGGAAAATCCAATGATGGGAATGTAATTAAATAAAAATATAAATAAAATGAAAATAATTAAAACATTTGAAGAATTTACTAGCTCTCTTCAAGAAGATGCAATTGATGCAGGAGAAGATTCAAAAGTAGTAGTTGATGATGTAACTCTTGACTCAGGAAAAGAAATTAAATCTACTGAAATTTTAGGGACTATATTGTCCTCAAAAAGTGAAAAAGAATTTAAAGAATATTTCTATAAAGAATACGGAAATACAGCGTTTACCGAAGAGGATATGTTTACTCTAGTTAAATTTTTTAACGATTATCAAGAAGAAGTGGCTCAAAAAGAAAAGGACGCTGAAAAAGATTCAGAAGGCGATGCAGGTGGAGAAGAAGAGGATCCGTTAGCCGGTCTATAAAAATTTAAAATTTTTAAAAATCTTCAAAAATTAACTGGATATATAATAGAAATATAATAAAATAATAATTATGACTAATAACTTACTGATCTTAGAAAGATCGTCAACGGAATTAGAGTTTAAACAAGAAGGTGGGACTTATGTTCTAGAGGGTATCTTTGGAGAAATCGATAAGAAAAATCGTAATAACCGAATCTATACTGAATCTGAATACTTACCGCAAATTGAAGCTCTACAGGCCAAAATTAAATCATCTAAGCTATTAGGTGAATTAGACCACCCACAAACATTTGATGTTTCTTTAAAAAATGTATCACATATTATTGAAGAACTTACTTATGATACAGAGACAAAACAAGTTAAAGGACGTATCAGACTATTAGATACTGATGCAGGAAGACAGGCAAAAGCTCTTGTAGATGCTGGAGTTCCATTACAAATTTCAAGTAGAGCAGCTGGTGCAGTTGAATCTAATGGAACTGTAAAAATCAAACAATTGTTTACTTACGATTTAGTTGCAGACCCTGGGTTTGAAAACGCTGAATTGAAAAGAGTTAATGAAGCTTATGGTTTTGTTAATGAAGGAAACGACCTATTTATTTACGAGATAAATAAAGAAAACAAAAAACAATCAATCGAAAATATAAACGAAACAAAAATGGCAGAGTCTAAATTTATTACGACTGAGGATTTTAATAAATACTCTAAATATCTTTCTGAAGAAATCAAATCTATTAAAGAAAGTATGAATTCTTTAACAGAAGCAGAGTCTACTAGTTCTCAAGTACAATCATTAAAAGAATATACCGATTATTTAGCTAAGAAATTAGAAGAATCAATCGCATATTCAGAACACGTTGCTGAAAAAGCAGACCAAGGTATTCAATATGCAGAAACACTTGCAGAAAAAGTTGATCAAGGTATTCAATATTCTGAGCATATCGCTGAAAGCGTTGATGCTATCAAAAATTACACTAACTATTTAGCTGAATCTTACAATGAAGGTTCTACTTCTTATGACAACTTAATTAAATATACTGAATATTTAAGAGAGAACTTAGAGAAAGTAACTGAATACGCAGAATACGTTGCAGAAACAGTTAATACTAACCTATTATTAGAAGACGAAGCAGGAATTCCAGCTGAAGCTCTTAAAGATGAAACTGAAGATGTTTCTCCAGATGTAGTTGATGCTGATGGTAATGTAATCACTGGAAAACCAGAAGATGTTGCAAAAGACATAAAACTTGCTGGTAAAGGAAATGCTGCTGGTAAAGAAATTACAGAAGCAAATGATGGAACTGAAGCAGGAATTCCTGCCGAAGACATTAAAACTGCTACTAAAGATGTTACTGTTGATGTAGTTGATGCTGATGGTAATGTAATCACTGGAAAACCAGAAGACGTAGAAAAAGACTTAGACCTTGAAGGTGAAGGAGAAGCTGCTGGTAAACAAGTTGACCAAATGGAAGCTTACAAAAATTCAATTACTTCTAAATTAGAAGCAATTGTTGAAAAGGTAAATTCTAAAAAATCAGAAAATCCAACATTCTTTAAATTTATCTCTGAAGAGAAAGTAAATGAATTTAATACATTAACTATTGAAGAAAAATCTAAAGTTGTAAGCGCAGTTGAAGGAAGAGGTTACCTTACTGAAGGACAAATTTTAGCTCTATGGAACACTTCATTATCAGGAGTTGTAGAAACTAACAACACACCTAATGTTATCAAATTAATGCCAACTGAATACCATGATACTTGGGCTAAATGTTCTGAAGGTAAGAAAAACCAAATAGTAGCACAATCTAAATATCATAAATTAGAAACAGCTTACCAAGTTGCAAACTTCTGGCAAACTAGAGACCTTAGAGAGGTTGCTCCAGTAATGGAAAAAATCGCTATGGTAAATGAATCAGTGGTTGAAACAACTCAAACGCTAGGTTATGACGCTACTGAATTAGGTGCTGAAATTGCAAAAAGATTTAACAGATAACATTATTTTTGGGTTTTTTTAAAAAAACCAAAAAAACAAGGATATATAATACTATTAAAACATATTCGATGCTCAGTTAAGAAGCAAAAAACTGAAATTATATCGAAAACTCGTAATATACGAAAATATAAAACCATTAAAAAAAAATAAATTTACAAATGGCAAATTTAATTAATGAAGCAGAAATCAGAGCAACGTGGGCTCCGATTATCGAATCTGCGACAGGTATCAACGATTCAAGCAAATTAGCTTGGATGTCAGAATACTGTCACAACCACAAATTATACGAAGATGCTTCTCAAATGACTTTAGGTACTGCTGGTAACATCTTTGGTATGGGTGCTACAACTTTACCAGGTAATACTTTCTCAGGTGGTATGTCTACTACTAAAGGTTCTGGTGATAAAGCTCCTTCTTTACTTCCTTTAGCAATGCAAGTTGCTGCTCAAACTATCGGTCTTGACTTAGTACCAGTAGTTCCTATGGCTGGTCCAATGGGATTATTGTCTTACTTAGACTTTGTTTACGAAGGTGGTAAAATCGGTCTTAATGGTGTAACTGCTACTACTGCTCCAACTTATGTTAAAGTAGGTCTTGCAACTGGTACGTTTGCAACTGCATTAGCTGAAATTCAAGCACTTGCTGATGATACTATTGTAGCTGTTGGTGGAACTTATGGTTCTTATACTTTAATAGGAACTTCTAGAATTGATGGTAAAATGATTTTTAAAGTAAATTCTATTGACGCTGCTAACGCTAACGTTAATGACGATATTAAATTAGCATTTGTTGGTTTAACACATGCATGTACTGCGACTGATGTAGAATTAGTTAAAGCTTTAGAGGATCACGTTAAAGGATTCGCTGCTTCTAATGCATCTGGTACTCCATTCTCAAGAGAAGCTGGAGAACAAACTCCAGATAAAATCATGGGATTATCTTTATTCTCTAAAAGCGTTACAGCTGAAACTTTCCAAGTTGCTGCTGCCGTTACAAGAGAACAAGTTCAAGATTTAAAACAATTCGGAGTTGATGCTGTTGCTCAAGTTGAAGCTGTTTTAACTAATGAATTAACTCAAGGTATTAACCAATACATCTTAGGAAGAATCAGAACATTAGGTGCTCTTAACGTTACTAGAGCATTCAGTGCTAATGCATTTGACTTAAACTTACCTCTTGCATCTGCATTAGCTGGTGGAGAAACTTTACCTTCTGTTCACAGAAGAATCCTTTCTCAAATCTTAGCTTCTGCTAACTTGATCGCTAACAGAGGTAGAAGAGGTGCTGGTAACTTCGCAGTATGTGGACCACAAACTGCTACAGTTTTACAATCAATCGCTGGTTTCGTTGCAAACCCAATGGCAAATACTTTCGCACAAGCTGCTGGAGCTATCTACCCATTAGGATCTGTTGCTGGAATTAACATTTATACTGACCCTACAATGGACTGGTACGATTATTCAATCGCAGTTGGTAGAAAAGGAGACGGAAACGGACCTGGTATCGTATTCATGCCTTACTTAATGGCTGAATCAGTTCAAGCAATTGCTGAAGGAACTATGGCTCCTAAAGTAGCTGTTAAATCTAGATTCGCTCTAGTTGATGCAGGATTCCACCCTGAAACTCAATACGTTGAGTTCAATGTAACTGTTAATGGAACTGCTACTGGTAACTTGTTAACATTAGCTTAATATTTTAAATTAGAACTAACATTCTAATTATACTTAAAGGGAACTGAGAAATCAGTTCCCTTTTTTGTGATATATAATCTATCATAACAAAATAAATTAAAATATGGAAACATTTGAAAATTGGTATACAAGTATACTTGAAGAGGTTGCAACAGCTCCTATTAAATCATTATCTAGAGATGTCGATACAATTATAGATTCTTTAGGTAGTCTTGTTAAAGAATTAACTGAAGAACTTGATTCTCCGGAATTTAATGAATTAAACGAAGCTGATGCTGAAGGTCCAAGCAAAGTTTGGCAATGGATTTGGTGGATGCCAAAGGCAATAAAAGCACAGTCAAAAGTCAATAAAATAAAATTGAATGTCACTGATATGGAATCAGCGGCCGAAGATGCTCCAGACGCAGAACAAAAGGCAAAAATTAATGCAAAAGCAAAAATTGCAAGAGATCAGGCAGGAGAACTTCAAAAGATGGTTGATGATAAATTTAATGCAAAAGGTGAACTAGTTGCAAAGGCACTTCATAATGCAAAAATAGCTGGTCAAATCGCATCAATTAAAAGAGCTTCAGGATTAGAAGATGACCCGGAAAAGGTAGCATCTTATAAAGAAAAAATGACTGAACTTCAAAATAAATACAAAGAAGATCAGGCTGCAATTAAAGAACTTGAACCTTCGGAAGATGATAAAAAGGCTGAAATTGAAAAAAAGAAAGAAGAGCAAAAGAAATCTGATGATGCTAAAGCAGCACAAAAAAAATTAGATGATGATGCAGCTGCTTCTAAAGCTGCTAAAAAAGACAATACTGAAACTCCAGAAGAAACTGAAACTCCAGAAGAAACTGAAAAAGATCCAAAGGTAAAAGCATTAGAAGATGAAATTACAGGTGATGAAAAGAATTTAGCAGATGCAGTAGAAGCAAAAGATACTAAAGCCATTGATTTATTAAAAGGTGCAATTGCAGGTAAAAAGAAAAGATTAGAAACATTAAAACAAAAATCCTCAGAATCTTTAGTTAATAGAGCAAACTCAGTTGGTTTAAATGAATTAGCATCTGAAATTGGTTCTAAGTTTGATTGGCAATTAGATGAAGGAACTATACTGTATCAAAAATATGATGCAATAATTAAAAAGGCTGAATATTCAAATACCTTAAATGAATCTAAATACCAAAATCTAAGTGTTAAAGATAGATTCTCTAGATTACTATAATTTCGAATTTTTTCTAGCAATATTTAAAAACTCCTTTTGTTGATTCAATAGGAGTTTTTTTACGTGCTGTTGGAAGGCAACAGAAGATTTTAGGATTCTACCATCCACCATTTTACCGCCAAGAGTATCGTGATAATCAGGATGAACAAAGTTCTCCGCATTAAAGTTATTTATATTAGACCTGATAGGTTCTCCAGATAGAGCGCAAGTCCAATCAATTGTATCGTAACTATCCGAAAGCTCTTCACTTTTCATAAGCTCCCCAGTAGACCAATCATAATAATATTTGTCCCTCTTCGAATCATTTTTATATTTACACATCTCAAAGATAATATGTAGAAACTGGTCAGATTGAGCCCTTTCTTTCATTAATGGATTCTCTAATAGTAATCGACGCTGTTGTCGCGAGAGTCCTTCATAACATACACCATACCTATTCCTTGGATAGGGTCCTCCAGTACGACGAATCTTTGGGTATTTGTTATTAAAAGCCATACAATATTTATCTGAAACTTATAGAGACCTTCTTATATAATACCTATAAACTTAAACCTAAAAAATGATTCAAGCACTTTTTACAGAAAAATATCGTCCTAAAAATCTAGAAGATTTAATCCTTCCAGAACGTGTAATGTCGAAATTTGAAAATGGATTAACACAGAATATGTTATTGGCAGGTAGCCCAGGTACTGGTAAAACTTCAACTGCAAAGGCTATTGTTAATCAATTTGGATTACCATACCTTTATATTAATGCATCTACCGATACTTCAGTCGACGTGATTAGAACCCGGATCACTGATTTCTGTTCAACGATGTCAATCCTAGATGACCAAGGAAAATTTAAGGTTGTTATATTAGATGAGGTTGATGGTGTATCTGACCAATTCTTTAAAGCACTTCGTGCAACCATGGAGCAGTTTGCAAGTAACTCCCGTTTTATTGCAACTTGTAATTATGTTAATAAAATTCCAGATCCAATTCTTTCACGGTTTGAAGTTATCAATTTTGACTTCGATAAATCTGAAGAGAATGAATTGACTAAGAAATATATTAGAAGGGTTTATGATATTTGTGGAAAAGAAGGAATGGCAATTGAAAAACCAGCCCTGGTAGAATTTGTTAAAAGAAACTTTCCAGACCTTCGAACAACTCTTAATAAGTTACAAGGTTATAAAACTCAAGGTACGCAGAATATTACACTCGATGATGTTAAGAAATTTAACTCAGTCTACAAGGATATGTTTGACCTGATTTTTAATCAAATGGACCCTGTAACTAATTATAAGTATATTGTAGGAGAATATTCAAATAGAGTTGATGATGTGCTCCAAACACTTGGCCAAGAATTTATCGAATACATACAGACAGAAAAGCCACAAAACGCTCGACACATTCCACAAATTGCAATCTGTGTTGCAGAACACCAGGCTCAAAGAACCCTGGTAATAGACCCGGTTATTACGTTACTTTCATGCACGTACAAAATACAAGAAATTGTAAAAAATTAAAAAATAAATTGATAAAAGTTTTCCCGTGTCAAAACTTTTGATTATATTTACAAATAAATTATAGAACTATGAAACTAGGAAAACATACACTTATTATCGATGGAAACTATTTCGTACATAGCAGACTTTTTGTACTTCCACGTCCTAAAAAAGAACAATTATTAGGAGACAGAGATGGCCAAGAACAATTTATGCGAAAATTGTGTATTGACTTTGCGTCAGAGGTCAGAAAGATGACACCCTTTGTCGACCAAATCGTAGTTGCAGTCGATTCAAAATCATGGCGTAAAGACCTATTCCCAACCGCAGAATATAAAGGTACCAGAGTTGCCGATAGTTCAGTTAACTGGGAAAATGTATTTAATGTTTATACAGAGTTCCAAGATATTCTTGCAAAGCAGGGTGTAATCATTCATAAAGTTCCCGGTGCAGAAGCAGATGATATTCTATTCGGTTGGTCGACACAGTTAAACAATGAAGGTAAAAATTGTATTGTTTGGACAGGTGACCGTGACCTTATTCAATTAGTTAATTATAATGAAGCAACAGATGCATATACCTTATGGTACTATAATTCTAAGCGTAGATTGTTAGCATTCGAAGGTTTCGAAAACCTTATTAACAAACCTAATGAGGTAGAAATTTCAAATGATGACTTATTATTTAACATGGGTTCTGCTGATGTGCTAAATAACCAACTTAAAGGTGATTTTATCAGTTGGATTGCTAAAAACGGCGTAGAAATAGAAGAGATTAATTGCGATGATTTTATCTTCTCTAAAATCTTACAAGGTGATAAAAGCGATAACATTCAATCAGTCGTTTCATGGACTAAAAGAACTAGTACTGGTTCTATCCGAAACTATTCAATAACTGAAAAACAGGCAATTCAAATCCTAGAAAAATATCGTGAAATTGAAGGTAACTTCCACATCGACCATTTTTTCTCTGAGGAACAGGTTAAAACTATAGTTAATATGATTCATGATGTTGTTGGTAAATCTACAATTGATGAAATCCGTTTGCGATTCAATCAAAATCTAGACTTAATGTTACTTCACTTTAATACGATACCTGGTGGAATTCTAAAAGCAATATATGATGAAATTGAAAAAGATTTTACAGTTGAAACAAGATTGGCCGGATTAACTCAGATGGAAAAGATATTAGAAGGTACACAGTGGAATTCAAAAGGTGCAACCGGAAGTGGTGCTCCAAAGAGTTTTGACCCATTTGCAACGTTACAACTAGACAAAGTTTCTCAACAACCTGAAACTAAAAAAATAAACACGTTATTTTAAAATGACTAGCGAGGATATTTTAACAGAATTACTAATTGAAGCGCACAAAGACGGCGACTTTGACAAGGTTATTGCTGAGGTAAACAAATTACAAAAAACCGATATAACTAGTACACGAATTGAACTTTTTAAAAAAGCAATAAAAAATGTTAGACGAAACAAAACTGTTTGATTTTATAAAAATAATATTCACCAAACCTGCTGAATATAAAAAAATAAGTAACCATAATAAGAAGCGACATCATTTCATGATTAATCGCTTCTTTTCGATTCAATACCCAGCAAATGCCCAATTATTTAATAAAAATGGGATTAATCCACTTGCAGTAATTGATAGTTGGTCTCTTGTTGCAGCCCGATTTAAAAGTGTACCGGGTTGGATTTATACTAAGACCAAAAAGTCAGAAAAAGAAGTGACTTCAAAAAGCAAATATATACCCTCAGAAGAAGCCATCTCATTCTTTATGCAAAGAAATGAAATTGGCAAAAGAGAATTTAAAGAACTTGAAAAATTTGCTAAAGAAGAACTTTATACCTCTTTACAGAGAATAGAGAATTCGATGCAGGTATATTAATATCCGACTATGCAACAATTTGAATTTAGTTCGATCCCAACTGCGATCGACGTTACGCTGTACAAATATAATTACATTGACAATAAATTATGGGCACAAATCCAAAACGATATTGATTTTATCGAACTTGGAAATGACTCTATAATGGTATCGTCATCTCAATTAAAATACATATTAGATACATATTATCAAAATTCTATCAATAAAATTAAATCGGTTGGTTCCGATTTTATGCATAAAGAAATCAACACAGTCTTTTTTCTTTTCCAAATATTAATAGAAATGGAAAATTTACAATATATCAAATTAACCCTCAATAAGGATAAAAAGTACTCCCGAATAATTGAAACTGATGGTATAAAAATGATTCAATTCAGTTTTAAACTACTAACTGCAACTCTGAGACTTTATGATTTATATGAAGACACAGAACTTCCATTAGTTAATAAGATTCTAGAAGAAATTGAAGTATTCGAAGAGGGAATTCCATTTGCTAGACTTAATGCAAAAGAACTCTATGATAGTATACTTTTCTATCTTGATGAAAAAGACCCTGAAGATTCCGATGCTGGAATAGTTACCGACATTTTAGATATACTTGAGTCAAAAATTGAAAAAGAGGACCCATTAATCCTATTAATTACCGACTACTAATATTTCGTGAATATATAAAAGAAAAACATTTAATATGAATTTCTTTAGTAATTTCGGTAAAAGAGAAGCATTAATCTATATTATAGTAACTCTTTGGGTAGGTATGGGACTTTTTGGAGCCTTTAAAGAGGCAAGCTTCACAGACCTTTCAGTATATTTTGGATCCCTAACAGCATACGCTGCAACTTATATATGGGCTGAATCCAAGAAACCAAGCTCAAAATCAGCAATTCTTAAGCCGGGACCAAACTCTCGAAAAGAGGTAATGATATATGTTATTGTTATTCTTTGGGCTATCGCAGGTTGCGGAGCCATTTGGTTTAAAGCAAACTTAAATGAACTTGCACTATATTTTGTATCATTAACTGGATTTGTAGCATCTTGGCTAGCTGGAGAGGTTTATGCTCCACAAGACGAGGTAAATAAAAATAAAGACTAATAATGGTAACCAATTATACAGCAAATGAATACGGAGATTTCTTTGTCGCATCTATCCAACAACCATATCTTAATACAACCCAAGTTGACAACTGGGATATTGTTGTAGGTCTTAAAAAACCTCACATGACTGGTAATGTTACTGGTTCAAGTACATCATTGAATGTTTTTGGATATGAAACTCAATTCACTACGTCATTTGCTTCTGGAGATTCTATAATTATTGGTAATATAACATACGAAATCGACGTTGTTATTAGTGATACTGAATTGACTGTTACTGAACCCTTACAATACAATTTTACAAATGCTAAATATTATACAACACCAGACCTTGTAAACTTTTTTGAATATGAATTTAGATGGTCCAAATCTGGAACAATTTTCTCTGAATTTGCTCCATTAAATCATGGAACAGGCTCTGGAGATATTCAAGGAATTACTTTTGACCCTACCAAGCCTCTTTATTTTGATATTAAGGCAGAGGTTGCTGGACTTGCAACTGGAAATACGTTAACATTTCTTTCAATTACAATTTCAATTATAACCGGGGATGGTATAATAGTATCATGTCCAAATTTCTGTACTGATTGTACCGATCCTTTTGCAATGAATGGTTGCGCAAATATTCAAGTTACATGTAATGCATCAAACCAATTTAATCCATACGCTCTTACCAAATCAGTTAAAATGTATAAGCAACTTGTTAACATTGTTAATGGAATTTTTGGACATGAGGTTACCTACTTTAAAACTGAACCTGACGCAAGAACATCTGATGTTATTTTGATGGAATATTCATTACATAATGTAACTGACAAGCAAACAATAAAGATAATGGTTCCAGATAATGAATTCCCTACAGAAGCTAGCACTTATGATATATTTGGAATTGAATTAGAGGACTTTGAAATTCATATAACTGCTGAAGAGTTTGAAACTCATTTTGGGGCAGGAAAATATCCAAGAAACAAGGACTATATGTTTATTCCAATTATTAATAGAATGTACGAAATAAACTCTGTTTCTTTAGCAGATGAATTTAATAGAAGCCATTCATATTGGAAAGTTAAACTTGTTAAATACCAAGACCGCGGAGATGTTATCAAAGGACAATTTGACGACGATACTGACGTATTAATAACTGGAATTGAAGAAATATTTGGAGAAAGAATTCAAGACGAATATAAAAAGAATCTTAAGCCGGAAATATTCCAAACAGTTATTAATAAATATAACGATGGAATCCGAACCTTTGTTGATACAAAACTTGGAATAGTTGATTATGACTTAAAAAATAGATGGACTATTGTCAGCAAAAATCATTACAATTTTTTAAATATGACACTAGGAGATTCTGCTGTTGTTTACGAAGCTCAATCTGAAGTTAAATCAGGACATGGAATTGCATTCTCTTCATGGTTTGCCCCTCGATTTGCATCTAATTCAGTTTTAGATTATAGATTAATTGGAGATACTGCCGACAAGTTTTCAATAACAATAAGTAATACCGAGTTAATTGTTACAACACCACAAGGAGTACAATACTTTACACATGGAATAGCTTTTAACCCTGCAAAATGGTATGGTTATGTTGTTAATATCAATAATGAATTTCTTCAAATGTCTGCATCAATATATAGTCTTGATACGTCAAACAATATGATGCTTCCTCAAAGCGCTGGAAATAATTTAACTAATGAATTTACCCAAATAGTACCGCAACTTGAAGAACAGATTTGGACTTCTCAAGCAAAATTTGAATTACAAGCTAATAATATGATAATGACCAATATTAGAGTATTCGATACTCCTGTTGAATTTGAACAGCATTCAAATATTTTAAATCAATACGTTGTAAGAGATAATCAGCACGCAATTATTGTTGATAATGCAATTCCAAGCATAGGATTCCAAAAATATGCCAATGCTCGTTAATTTCGATATATAATTTAATAAAACAAATTTATATGTCAGAAAATAAAAGTATAAAAGACCAGGCAGAGGATATCCGAAAAGACCTTGACGAATTAATCGGGGCAGGAAGCGGAGAAATATCTGAAGTAATAGAAACTGATGTAGCACTTCCGGCAAGAAGAGCACAAAATCATGTAACTTTTGCCGAACTTAAAGAGAGCTCTACCCGAAAGGCTAAGAAAACTATTACTGCCTTAATGAAGTTCTATTTGGATGAGGATATTATAGAGCGAGATGAGTATATTCAAGCTAAAAAGAAGATGGACGAAATGACAATGAGTTCATTAGTTTATCAACTTCAAGCCGGAGAGCGGGCTCTTACAACCTTGCTTAATGCAATTGAAGATGGCGAAGTTGCTCCTAGAATGTTTGAAGTACTTGCAACCCTACAAAAATCAATGCTCGATATAATCAAATCTCAAACAATGTATTTAATGGCAACTGAAGAGAGCGCCAAAAGAATTGCACGAGATATTGAGATATACAGAAAACGAGATAACATCAGAGAAATAGAAGTTTCAGGCGGAGACGCAGGTTCTGGAAATGTTCAAAGAGGTACTAAAGACCTAATGAGAATGATCCGCGAAGGAATCGATTCTTCCGAAGCTGACATTCAAGATGTTGAAATAACAGAATAATATGGCAAACGAAGGATATGTTGGAGACAACAAATGGATTCCCTCAGGAGAATCAGACCAGGATGCACAGAAACTAGTATGGTCAACTAAAATCATTAATGATTTAATGGTTGCGCTTGATAAAGGTTATAGACCCCAAGTCAGCATGCCATTCTACGAAGGAAAACAATTCCTACGAAGAGGTAATATTGTATTTGAATATACTGATGCAGAACTTAAAGAAATTGCAAAGTGCGCAAATGATATCGTTTACTTTGCAGAAACCTATGCGGTTGTAATGACCGATAATGGTATTCAACAGGTAAAATTACGTGAATATCAAAAAGACCTCTTAAGGGACTTTCAACACAATAGATTTAATATTGTCTTAGCATCCAGACAGATGGGTAAAACTGTAACTGCCAGTATTTTTAATGCATGGTACCTTACATTTAACTATGACAAGACCACCTTA